TCGTTCAAATCTTCACGGATTTGAAAACAGGTGAACATATCAGGATTACAGTCGCACATCGCTTGGCTCCCTACCTGAGTTGGTCACCGCCTATCGAAGTAGAGAGAACCTGAAACGCATCATGGCAATAGCCCTTCTCGCCGTCCTGTCCGTACCAGCTCACGCAAGTGCAGCTCCTAATTCCTGCCCGCAATGGGAACCGCTCTTGAGGCAACACTTCCCAGCAAAGGTTGTCCCGGTCATGTCCAAAGTGATGTGGCGCGAATCGCGTTGCACCGAACGTGCATTGTCCCCAGTTCGCAAATCCACAGGTCGCCCAGATGTCGGGCTACTTCAAATTCAAGGGTCGTGGGCTACTGTGACACGCGCTGTCTGTAAGAAACAAGACGTGGTCAAAGCCCTTCTCACTGCTCAATGCAATGTCAAAGTTGCTGGCTACCTATACAACAATGGTGGTCTAGGCCACTGGCGTGCAACATCAGGAAAATAACAAAGGAAACAAATGGAAACATCAACAGGCGAACTCATCGCCAAATTAACCAATCTCAGCCATAACTTGGCTCTTGAGTTGCGCTTCAAAGAATCAAGTCTTGTACTTGAAGCTGTGGGCGTACTTCACACACTGCCAACACTTGCCGAAAAGGTTAGAGACTCATGGCACCCATCATTCAACACGAGTGGCCCATCTAAAGGCATTACTTACATAAGTTCAGTCAAGATGGTTGACGCTGATGAGTGAGTACACACACAACGATGACATGGCAGACCTGCTCTGGGCTAAAGACCAAGAAATTAAAGTGTTAAAAGAGGCTTTGGCTTATTGCAATGCAGAACTAGACCGCCTTGAAAAAGAGGTCGCTCGTGGGCTTTGACATTGACTCTTACGAACCAGTCCAAAGTAGATTCTCTCGTTTCATTGAATGGGCTGAATCCAAAGAACAGTTCTTCGCTGTTGTCTCTGAACTTCTGTCATTGCCCGGCGAGGATATTTGCGTTATGAAAACCAGCATTCTCTGTGATGGTGTCGTTGTTGCTACTGGCCATGCCGAAGAAGTACGCAACATGGGAAATGTCAACAAGACAAGCTCATTGGAGAATTGTGAGACCTCAAGTTTGGGCAGATGTTTAAGCAACTTTCCTATGCACAATTTCTGTGGCTCATCGATTGACAAACGCCCAAGCCGTGAAGAAATGCAAAAGGTTCAGCGTGGTGATGTCACCATCACAGAGTCCAGCAACCTTGCTTCAGACAAGCAACAGAACATGATTCGTGCCGTCTGTAAGTCAATGGGCAAAGTTCCTCCAGCAAACCTCCAGTCATTTAGCAAGCGCGAAGCTTCGGCCTACATCGATTCATTGAAGAACGGTGAGCAACCAGCCACGACTTACGATTCACCAGAGGAGCCGTTCTGACATGGTTGACCTATTGAGCCTCATAATTATGCTTTCTGCAGTGTTCTGGTGTGGCTACCTCTTAGGCCGTGACAAGAGATGATTCCAATTAGCGAAGCATCATTCATGGCCCAAGTAAAAGCACTGGCTTTCCAGTTCGGTTGGTCACTGCATCACTCACAGCCGTCAATGACCCGGACAGGTCGTTACATCACGACTGGGTCCAGTGGCTTCTTCGATATTGTCATGGCTCATCAGGAGCGCGGACTTATCTTTGCTGAGTTAAAGACTGAGAAGGGCAAGCCCACCGAAGCCCAGTTGCATTGGATGAGAACAGTTCACCCCCACGCTGAGTGCTACCTTTGGCGACCATCGGACATCAACTTCATAGCGACAAGGCTCTCCCAGTGTTAATCCTCTGCTGGTATGCCCTGCTAATATCCATCGGCATTGCCATCCTTCAGGGGATTCGAAAGAACTAAACAGATGACCACAACTGAATTCGACCATGGCCTCGTACGGGTTTGCACTGTGCAGGTAGAACACACGGAAACGTGGGTAGAGCTGGCGCGCCCAATCACCCAAGATGACTTACCTGAAAGGTTGTTGGGGTAAGTCGCCAGTGCAGCGTCTAAACGTCATAAATACGAATGGTGTCCACTTCAACAATGTGTCCGGCAACCAAGAGCTACTTGCTCTGAACTGTGGGGAACACAAACACCAGACTCAAACACACAACCGAAAGCAACCGCAGGCAAAGCCAAGGGCGCTAGCAATAACACAAAGGAAACCATGACAGCACACAACACCAAAGCACGAAGCCACTCAACCTTCAAGGCCATACGCAAACAACTACTAGAACACGACAACCACTGTGCAATCTGTGGCAACGAAGCCAACACCATCGACCACATCAGACCAGTAGATACCTTCACCAACCCAATAGACGCCAACACACTGGACAACTGCAGAGTCCTATGCCGAAGCTGCAACTCCCGTGCCGGGGCGCGCTACGTCAATGCCAAGACAGCAGGCAAACTTGCCGACATCGCAGACCAAGAACCAACACCAAAACCAAAGACGCATTACAAAACCCCCCCCGCCAAAACAAACACACGTTTGACCACGCAAAGTGAAACAGAGTTTTTAGACACAACTGGCTTCCTTCCCCCGAAAGAATCCATTTCTGTATCTTTCCCAAATACACCAAGGGAATGGCAAAACGCAACTGAGTTTTTGTCGGAAAGTCCTCGTCTTTGCACGAACACGGAGAGTGGTAATCGGGTCTTGCTGGGGGATTTGGCTTCCTTTGCTCGTGACGTTTTAAACGTGGAACTTATGGATTGGCAGCTCAAGGTTTTGGGGGACCAGCTCTCGTTGTTTCCTGATGACCATCCTGATGCTGGGCGGATGATGTTCTCGAGGAGTCTTGTAAGTGTGGCCCGACAGAACGGCAAGTCTTTTGCTTTGAAAGTTCTGGTCATGTGGTGGCTTGTTCGGATGCCCATGCTTCGCGGTACGCCTCAGACTGTGTTGACTACGGCTCACCGTCTCGACTTGGCTTCTGAATTGTTCAATGCCACTGCTCCTATTTTGCAGGAAAAGTTCGGGGCGAAACTTGTGCAGTCTTATGGCCGTCAAGGTTTGACTATGCCTGATGGCACCCGGTGGCTTGTTCGTGCAGCTACGCCTTCGGCTGGTATGGGTTTGTCTTGTGACCTTGTGGTGATTGACGAGTTGTATGATTGCAGCACTTTGGCTGTGGATGATGCTTTGATTCCTACTATGCGCGCAAGGCGTGACCCGTTGCTGTCTTGCTGGTCAACTGCTGGCACCGAAGAATCCCACGTCATGAAACGCATGAGGGAACGCGGAATGTCAGAGATTGCTGTGGGTACCAAGTCAAAGATGTATTTCGCTGAGTACAGCCCACCGTCCAACATTGACCCAATGACACCAGAGGCGTGGAAATACGCCAACCCCGCTTTGGGAACTTTGCTCGAGATGTCAACCATCGAAGAAGAATCCCATTCACCAAACACCGCTTCCTTCCTCAGGGCAAGTTGCAACCTCTGGATTACGGGCCACAAGTCGTGGCTGGATATTGGCCTAATGGAAAACAACGCGGATGCTTGCAATCTTCCCCCAAATGGTGTATTGGCGATAGAAGCGTCACAAGAGGACCACCGCTTCGTAGGCGTAAGGGCCGTGACCAAGGGCGACCAAGTGCTAGTCACTGTGGAGTTCATTGTGGACAACCTTCGCGAATTGTGGACATCTGTTGACCAGTGCCGAAAAGAAAACCCAAAGTTGACTCTGGCAATCGGCGCGTCCCTAGACCTTCACCTGCCTTCCAATATCCGCGGGAATGCCATCCTTGTTGGCACCCGAGAACTTCAACGCTGGACAACACTCGTCAGGTCAATGATTCAATCAGGACAAGTCAGGCACACAGGAGAATCAATATTCATTGAGCAAATGAACCGCGCTGTGCTGGTTAAACACAACGGCATCATGGCAATCAGTTCGTCACGTTCACCCGGACCCATTGAGCTAGTTCGTGCAGCTGTGTGGGCCATCGCCCAAGAGGGCAAACCTAAAGTGACCAAAACAGTCAGCTACGCATTTTCAGAATAATTCTTGAGGGTCGTTGCATTTGCAACTACTTTGTGTAAGACTCCGCTTGATGGGGATTTTCACTCGCACAACAAAACCCGCTTTCGCTTCTGAGCCGATAAAAGCAGCTGCAGGCGTGGCAGGCACAAGCGACTTCATGATGTACACAGGGTCATGGGCGCGTCAGCAGGCAATCCTCATCCCTACCATTTCAAGAGCGCGAGACCTCATTGTTTCGCTTGTCTCGTCATTGCCTTTTCAGCAGTACACCAACCAATGGATGGGTGACGAATACGAAGAAATACATTTGCCCGGTGAAAGTTGGATGTCACGGCCCGACCCGAATGTGACACGACAGTTCATCCTTGCTTGGACTGCTGATGACATCCTCTTTCATGGGCGTGCCTTCTGGGCGATTACTTCACGCAGTCAAGCCACTGGCCTCCCGCTTACTTTCCAGTGGCTCCCAGCTGCAGACGTACAGTCTGACGACATGCCCGGACCGTTGTGGTACGGCAAGTCAAACCAGTTGACATTCCAAGGTCAGCCGTTAATCACGAACGACATCATTCAGTTCTTGTCGCCAGTTCAGGGAATGCTTTCCATGGGTGCCAGAGCAATTGAGATTTCAAATCGTCTAGACACTGCAGCGATGCGCTTCGCTTCAAACGAAATAACAGCGGGCTATCTCCAGCAGACAAATGGTTCTGAGCCAATGAGTTCGGAAGAACTTGGCGAACTGTGTTCAGCATGGTCACAGGCTCGCCGTAGAAATGCGATTGGGGCCTTGAACAGTTCGGTGACATGGACCGAATTTTCCAGTGACCCGTCAAAACTCCAGCTGGTTGAAGCTCGTACCCATCAGATGACTGAACTTGCCAACCTTTGCAATATCCCCCAATACCTTGTTGGCGCACCAGTGACTGGCATGACATACAGCAACGCGCAACAGTCACGCCAAGACCTGTACCAGTTTGCAGCCAAACCAGTTATCGATTGCATTGGTGAAACCCTCAGTGCCTATGCGCTACCGCGCGGGCGCGAAGTACGTCTTGACACTTCGGAATACATCTCAGAGGGCGATGACACTTCAACAATGTCCAGCCCTGACACATCAGAAATGAGCAACTCTTGAAAATAGAACTCCAAGCAGAACTTTTCAGCATCAACGCTGCAGGCCCAGACGGTGAGCCACGGCGCATTGTTGAAGGTGTTGCCATCCCTTGGAATGTTGAGGCCGTAGTTTCAGGAGGCCAACGCGTCAAATTCCTTGCTGGCTCACTTCCCGTTGACGGCCCAAATCCAAAGTTCATTCTCGGACACGACATGACCAAACCACTTGGCATGGTCAGTGAACGTGTTTCAACCCCAGACGCAATGCTGTTTTCAGCATCGCTTTACGACACACATCTCGCCAACGAAACATTGCTTCAGGCTGGCCCCGGTCAGTTCTACGATTCAGTGTCAGTAGGAGTAGAACCAACCGATTACAGCTTCGAAGGAAGCACAATGGTTGTTAAAGCAGGCAACTGGACGGAGCTTTCACTGCTTCCGTTCGGAGCCTTCGAGGGTGCCAAAGTTGCAGTTGCAGCTGAAGCCCCAGAAACCCAAGACCCCACCCCAACAGATTCCGAGGAGGAACCAGAAGTGGCAACACAAGAAACCCCAGACACAGTTGAGGCTGCTGTCCCTACCCAAGTTATTTATGCAGGACCAAAGAAAGAATTCAAACTTCCTTCAGCTGCTGAATACATCGCTTCATTCGTTCGCGGTGGTCACGACTTCGCACAACTGAATGAGAACATCCGCGCTGCAGCTCCAGACGTTGTAACAAGCGACATCCCCGGAGTCATCCCGACACCAATCATTGCCCCTGTGTACAACAACTTTCAGGGCCGTCGCCCTCTGATTGATGCAACTGGCGTTCGTGCCATGCCTCAAGCTGGTGCGATTTTTATCCGTCCAGTTGTAACAACACACAACAGCATCGGAACAGCAACACAGAACACCACCATCACCGCTTCGGCTTTTGTTGTTGATGATGTGCAAATCGTTAAGACAATCCAAGGTGGATACGTTGAACTGTCAGAAGCTTCAATGGACTGGTCTTCGCCTGAAGTTCTCGGCGCTTTGTTGGACGACATGGCTCGCGTTTATGCGGACCGTACGGACCTTCTCGCTTGTTCAGAACTTGTAACTGGTACAACCAACAGCAACAACTTCACAAACGCATCTATCACAGACCCTGCTGAATGGGTTCGCTGGATGTACCAAGCAGCTGCAGACATCCTCACTGGCTCAAATGGCAACTTGCCATCAGCCCTTGCTGTGTCTCCAAATATTTTCCAGTATCTCGGCCAGCTCGTCGATGGTTCGGACCGTCCGTTGTTCCCACAGGTTGGACCAATGAACGCATACGGCACCATGACACCCGGCTCAGATTCAGCTGTTGCTTTTGGGCTTCGTCTCGTGGTTGACCGCAACCTCGGCGCAACTGACATGGTCATCATGGACCCAACAGGAATAGAATGCTGGGAACAGCAAAAGGGCGCTATCAGCGTTGAACAGCCTTCACAGCTTTCACGTCAGATTGCTTTCCGTGGCTACTTCGCTGCAAAAGTTATTGACGCTTCAAAGAGCATCAAGGCTGCATTCGTCTGATAAAGACGAACTAGTGGATTCACTGCCGTGACTGTTTTATCGATTGCATTTCGCGAACGCCTTCAAGGTGTTGTCGTTTTGCAGACCTTCCTTCCAAATGAGATTCTCATGGGGCAGGCGATAACAGTCGCGAATGTGGGCGATGGCATGGACGGCAACTTCACAGTTATCTCCACCGAGCCTTACGAATTCACAGGTCTAGGCCCAGAGGGTGACTTCGAATTTGACTGGAATGTTTTCCGCGAAAATCAAGTCATCTATTTTGACGCTGGCGATGATGTCCAACGCGACACCGCACCCAACACGGCGACAATCACATACACCAGTGTTTGCACTTGGACCGACAACAGTTCGGTCCTGTCATTCTTGGGGGTATCACCAGCAACGGCAAATGACACCGCTTTCGTTACTGTATGCACAGATGCAGCCAACGCGCTTGCGTTCCGTAGAAGGCGCGCTGCAGGATATTTTTCTGATGTGCTTGCTACGGCACCAAGTGCTGACGTGAAATTGGGTACGACAATGATGGCAGCTCAGTTGTATCGCTCGCGCGGTTCTGCTGGCGGTGACTCATTCCAGTCCTATGAAACCTTGGCATCAGGAAACAACCCTGTTGCCATGGGTGACATTCTCAGACTCTGGGGTTGTAACCGAGCGCAGGTCGCATAATGGGCCGTACAAACGATGCCCGCCTTCGGCTGGTTTCAACGCTCGAAACTGCTGGCGTTGTTGTTGTCTCAGACTCCCGCAACGCTCGCCCGCTTTCCGTCATCATTGACCCGCCACAAGTGACACGCTCAACCACAAACCAGTTGTCGCTCTCTTTCCCTGTCAACGTGTTGATGCCCCCACCCGGCAACCTTGACGCGCTCATCGCGCTTCTAGACACGATGGACATGGTCATTGACGCAACATCAGCAACAGACGCAACTCCCACGGTTTATTCTGTGGGCAACCAAGAACTTCCCGCGTACACCATCACGGTGCCGTGGGTTGCATACCCATAAGGAACCAATGGCTAGTTACAAAGTCACATCAGAACTTGTCTCAGGCAAATCGCTTGGCGACACAATCACCGATGAGGAACTTTCGGGTTCCTCGATTGAGGCCCTCATCAATGGGGGCCATATCGAACCAACCAAACAAACCAAGAAAGCAGAGGCTGAATAGTCATGGCTATTTATGTAAACAAAGACATCACAGTTCTTGTCAACACAGTTGATTTGACTACCTACGTCACAAATGTGGAAGTCGTCAAGGCTGTGGACAGTGTCGAGAGCACGACCATGTCAAGCACTTCAACCAACGGGCATCAGTTCGTGGGCGGAATCCAAAATAACACAGTGACAATTTCATTCAACCAAGACTTTGCAGCTACAAAAGTCAACGCAACTTTGACTGCACTTGTCGGTGTTCAAACCACTGTTGTTGTGAGACCAACTTCAGCAGTCGTTGGCGCAACAAATCCAAACTTCACTTTGACTGGCGCACTCATGTCTGAGTACCGTCCCGTCACTGGTGCCGTAGGCGACCTTGCCACCGTCGGGGCCATCACCTTCAACGGCGGAATCCTCACGGAACCAATCGCCTAATGTTTGAACTCCACATCGCCACTGTGCTGGTCGATGGGAGCGAACATGAAATCGCCCTATCGGTAGCAAGCCTCATTGAGTTTGAGAAACTGCACACCGTTTCAATCATCAAAGCCGTTGACGAAAACCTTTCTATGGAATACCTAGTGACACTGAGTTACTTGTCCATGAAACAACAGGGCCACGTCAGCAACATTGAGAAGTACAAGTCAGAAGTGAAAGGCATTTCCTACAGGGTGGAACGCATCCCTTTTGGCGTGACGGCATCCACGGAGTCATCGCCGGACTAATCCTTTCGGGGATTCCATGGCGGGACCTGAAGGATATGCCGATAACACTTATCAGTACTCTCAGCCAAGCCCTTCAAGACAGACAAAAGTAATGGCAAACATTCAATCAGATATGAAAATCAAGGGCCTTGACCAAACGCTGAAGCGTCTCAAGAAACTTGAACCTGATTATGTTAAAGAAATGAATCGCCAGATTCGAAAAGAAGCTGCACCCACAATCAAATCCATCAAGGATTATCTCAAGTTCATTGACTCTGACATCACCCCGTTCAACTCATCTGGCGGGGATTCCCGCATTACCAAAGGTGAATTGATTAAGGGTCGTGGCGGGGCAACGGCATGGAATAAACAGCTCATCCTTCGCGGCATTCGTTTCAAACTTGGTGGCCCAAGGCGCAAAGCCCAAATGGGCAACAAGGCTTATTCCATGTTCAGCATTATCCAGAACAACCCAGCTGGTGCTATCTACGACACAGCTGGTGCGCGTGGTGGCAGCTCCCCATTTATTGACAACCTTGATAGTGAAGATGTTCCGCATCGTTCTGGTGAGCGCAAAGGACGCAAAGGTCCTTCCCGATATATGTGGCCCGGTGGAGAAGAACACCTTCCGCATTTGACAGCAACCGTTCATGGCATTGTGCAGGATGTAATCTTGCGCGTGAACAAAGAGATGAGATAACCAAATGGCTGCAGTAACGCTTCCCATTGTCACCACCTACAACGACAAGGGTGTTAAGGGCGCACAGTCCTCCCTAAAGGGGCTGGTGACCTCTCAGTTGGGTGCAGCAGTGTCGGCTGGCGTATTGGTCAGGGAACTTGGCAAAGCCGTTACAGCGTTCAATGATGATGAAAGAGCACAACAACAGTTAAAGATTGCAGTGCAAAACTCCACGGGAGCGACTGACCTTCAAGTTGCTGGGATGGAAAAACAAATTGCGCAGATGGAATCCGTTTCGGCTGTGTCGGATGACAAACTTCGTCCGAGTCTGACCACACTCGTCAGAGCAACAAAGGACCTTGGCCAAGCCCAAAGCCTGCTGAACCTTGCGTTGGATATCTCTGCTGGTACTGGCAAGGATTTGGAGACAGTTTCTTTGGCGTTAGCCAAGGCCCAGACGGGCAATGTCGGCGCACTTACCCGCCTTGGTGTTTCCCTTGATAAAAACGCTGTCGCTTCCAAAGACTTCGACACCATTCAACGCCAACTGGCAACCAGTTTTAAAGGCGCGTCAGAAGCAGCTGCAGCCTCCTCTGCTGGTGGGATGGCTCAGTTCAAAATCACCGTTGACAACCTGTATGAACTGGTTGGTTCACAACTATCGCCAGCCGTCAATGACTTTGCCACAATCCTCAACAAGGTCATTCCTTCTGCTACTCAAAAAGCAACGGGCGACACCAACAAATTTGTTGATGCCTTTGGGAAATTGTATTTGTATGTTGGCCCGGGTGGTGGGTTAATCAGGGGATTCAAATCGCTTGCTGGGCTTCTTCACGTTGTTGCTGGAGAGACAGAATCTTTGGGCAACACAACTTTCTACACGGCTGCAGAGTTCCGCGACATGGACCAACTCATGTCAAACAGGTACAACGAGACGCTTAAAAAGACAGCCAAAGAACTTGCCGAGTTACGCAAGAAACAAGCCGAGGCCCGCAAGATAGCCAAAGACCACGCAGACACTTTGCGTGAACGTGTTGTCACCGCTGTGGATGCTGTCGGGGCAAGCCTTCAAGATGCCAAAGACCAACTTCAAGGCTTTGCTGACACAACCCGTGATTCCATCACTGGGTTTGTTTCTCTCGCTGACGCTTTCAGAACCCAAACAGATGCCGAGTCAGATGTTGCTGATTCACTGCAGGCCCGCAAGGAAGCCTATGCAGAACTGGCAAAACTGAACCCGACAGAGGACGCTGAGCAATATGCAGACGCTTTGCAGAAGGTTGCTGACGCTGAAAGAAACGTCACGGCTGCACAAACGACCCGGTCTAAATCCAACTACGGGCAAATCTTCGCTGACCAAATCACCAAAGCTAAAAAGTTTGCTGAAAACTTGCAACTGCTTACAAGCGTTGGGTTGTCTCAGGATGGTTTGGCACAGCTCATAAACCTTGGTCCTGTCGCTGGTGAACAAATCACTTCTGAAATGATTAACGGCGTTTCGTCATTGTCGCTTTCGGCTTTAAATCAAGGGCTTGCTGACATCTCTGCAGCTGGTCAAAGTTTGGGCAACTACGCTGGCAGTGCTTTCTTTGGGGCCAATGTTGCAGCTGGTCAAGGCGCGTTGAATCAAGCCAAGACTTACCAAATCACAGTGAACGCTGGGCTTGTAAGTAATCCCGCGTCGGTGGGGCGCGACATTATCGAGGCCATCAAATCCGCTGAACGCCTATCGGGCCAAGTTTTCGTGTCCGTATGACCCAGCCACAGCTTCAAGTTCTAATTGGTTTTCAAACCACTGTTGGGTTCGGACAACCGTTCCAACTCAATGATGCTTTTTATGGCGTACTCGATACCGCAGGCCGTGGCGTTTTGGGCGGAATTCAAATGGCAGACGTCACAACCTTTGTTCAATCGGTCTCAATCAATCGCGGGCGTTCTCGCCAACTTGATGAATTCAACTCAGGCACAGCAACTATAAATCTCTGGAACAAGACCCGGACATTTGACCCGCTTAATCAGTCGTCACCGTATTGGATTGGTGGAGCCACTCAACAAACTGGCGTTGTCCCACGATTACCAGTTCAGGTACTAGCCAATGGCATTGCTATTTACACAGGTCTAATCACAGATTGGGACATCAATTATGACCTTGGTTTCAACGACACAGCTACAGT